GATTCCCATAAGGGCTGTTTGCCCCATATATGCCAGGTGTCCACTCGATAGCGTGATGGGGTCTTGGCTGGCTGGCCATGAGACGATCCCAAAGAGTAATTCGGTTCTTCCTTCTCCATGTGCATTTGTGATGGAGAGGAACTCGGCTTGCGGAAATGCGGTGCAGAGCAAGATGCAGAGACACAGAGTGCCAATACCGATAAAAGCAATAATTCTACGAGAAAAATCCCGGAACTCATTATTACCTCCTTTAGCCAACTCAGCTTGGAGTTTAAGAAAATTTTCATTTGCACGGCTTTCTCTGGCCACTTCAAGCTCGTGCTTTTGGCGGCGACCCTCAAATAACATTCCGAACCCACCTTTGAGCATAGCACCAAGAGCCGTACTACCGCCCCCCGTAAGTAACATAAGAAGTATTTCGCCCATTTCACCTAGCAGTTCCGTAGCGGATTTCGTCCATCAATTCCTCGTGCTTACTAACTTGCTTCTCGATAAATAGGAGTCGCATATTTTGCTCCGCATCATCGGGTAATGCACCAAGTTCTCCGCGAGGCCACTTCACACGAAACTCCGTGTTCATCTCCATCTCATGCTTGAGGCGTAGGATCTCCATCTCCAGGGTATTTAATCGAGCGTAGATCAACATCGCTGAGTAAACCACGAAGATGGTCCCGCCAAAGACCTTCAGTAAAAACGCCAGCGGAGTCTTTACATTCGTATCCTCGCTAATGTTAGGAGCCATCAGCTAAGAGTAACTGACTTTATGACTGCATCCAATGTGCCAGCAGTTGTGGTGGCGATGTAAAGTTTGAAGGTGTCAGTAGCAAAGTACAATTCACCCTTTACCGCTTCCTTAGCAAACTTAGTAGAATTAGCATCTGTTCCCGTCTTCACCGCAATGGAGAAGTCCTTCTTGTGCAATTTATTGAGAGCCATGACTTATGCGGCTCCAGCGTTGATGCAAGGACTTGCTGGGCGGAGGCGATAGTCGCCTGTTGTGGAGTCTACGAATTGCGGTACAACTGCTAGGTTATTAGCATCACTCGACAATGAAGTTCCGTCAGCTTGAACAAAAGTATTAAACGGAGATATAGTAATGGTCGATAAAGTCTCCATTGATGTATAGGAGTTGGTAGTGTCTAATATTATGCAATTTTTCAAAGTGCAATTAACCCTACGGAAGATAATCGTGCGATAACCTGACACACCTCCCGGGTTTGTAATAGTGCAGTTTGTAAATACGCAATCAGTCGCTACTACCGCGCCGTTTCGATGTTCAAAGAAATATTTATTTGAATTTTGCGTAAAGATACAGCCTGTGAAATTAGCCCTTGGACAACCTGTTGTTCCATTTTCTTCAAAAAAGTAAACTGCATCAAACAAACACCCATTAAATGTCTGTAATCTAGTTGCTTCTGAGGTTAACTGATAAAGAACTACAGGATCAATAGTTGCACTAGTAGTAAGATCTATATTTTCGTAATTTAATGCTGATGCCAACGATGTGTTTCCAAAGTCGCAAGAGGTACAAGTGAACTTTGCTTTTAATCCGTCAGTAGTTTTGTAATTTATAACCTTTGATGTTTCTGCTGAACAAAAGTCTAAAGAACCACCGACAGCATAAGTTGCAGAAGTGTCAAAAAAGATAGTGTCACCTGAACTAATAGCACCTTCTGCGGTCGCAAGTGCGGCATTAGTAAATGCTTTTGCATTAGTTGCTGAGTCTCCACTACCTGTGCCTTGGTCTGCGGTTGGATGAAAATAAAAATTAGCCATAATATGTGTGTCTCTAAGTTAGAATATTGTTACGCGATTGAACCACCGCTGATTAAGATGGGTGCTGGATTTGCCCCTATGTCGGGGTTTTGAAAGCCTTGGCGGATTGGTAAACCGTTTGCTCCTTTAGAGTCGGAGTCTCCTGAGATAACGGAATAGTTCTCAGATACACCACCTAGAGTACCCGCTACCTCAATGTCAGGCTCAGTCGAATCTTCGACTACTGAGAATCCAAATGAAGCCGCCTTTCTAGCAGATGGAGTGTTAAGGTAGATATTAGCTGAGTCGCTCTTTACCAAAAAGTCCAAGTTGCCATTCGCATCTGCGATAACCATGACGGACTTATTCGGATTGTCCGTAACCTTGAAACTCTGATTAGGATACGCTCCGATGTGCGGGTTATCCGTTCCGCGAAGTGCGGTGTTTAGAGGTGTGTCTACATCGATGGGCGGACTGGGCAAGTTCAGTAACTGAGAACCATCAACTGCGGGTAAACCTGTAGCATCTAATTCAACAACATTGCCGTTACTTGTTCCTACATCCTTTGCCGCCGCTGTGCCTAAGTCGCTCGTCTGTACGGGGGCCGCCGCCATTAGGTTTGCGACTGTGACCCCTTTAGTAGTTCCTTGAGGCGATCCCGTTGGGTCATCCACATCGGTGATCGGTAAAATATCGCCAACCGCTGGAGTTGCCCCAAGGTTATCTAGTGCTGAAATTCGCTTGTTTGTTGCCATAATTTATTCCTCTTAATCGAATGCTAAAAATTGACCCGCTTCTACTTGCAAGAAGTCTTCCGCCTCAGTTTGGATTACCCCGTCGGGGCCACCAGGTGTGGGTGGTCCTACCTGACTGTCTGCATCGGTGTCACCGATAAATAAACCTAGTCCGAATAAAGGCATTAGGCTTTGTAAAGTATAGCCGCCCCGCTGGTCAGCGTGATGCTGGTGAAGGGAAAATAAATACAATCGTTTTTATTGAATGTAATACCATCCGCTATTAAACCTGCCGAGTTTTCCATCTTGCCGGTGACCGAATCTATTACTGAATCCTCAGTAAATTGGATGGCCACAAAGTCTCCTACATTAGCCCCAGTTCCGTTTACATAAATAGAACCATTGGCTCCCATCGAGTTCTGTACATTTATACTGCTGATTCCCATGATATTATGATGTTGTTAAAATGTTTACTCCGAAGCTGTAGCTCGGATAAGTGTTGAAGGTTATTTTGTTCATCGCATTGAGTCGTTCGACTCGATCCAGTTCCAATGCCAAGGTTTCCTCGGCCATCTGTTCCTGTTGAACACTTTTTTCTAATTGGCCATCGGATTTATAAAAGTCAGCAACGCAGGCGAGTAATAAATACCGCTCTAAAAATTGTGGAAGATCCGTTGTGCCTGTTCCATAATCGTTTGCCGGTACTTGATTGCCTACCACAAATACAGATGTCTGTGTAGAGTTGGCGGGTAGGATTAAATATCCATTAATTAATTGGTATTCCAGTAGGATTGCAGTCCGATCCGTAAGTGGGTTTTTCGTGTATACCTGGTAGACATCTAAGAGGTCGGATGCATTGTCGATCTGTACCGCTTTGTCGGCCACTATGGGGCTTGTTACGGCGGCTACTGATTTCTCGACTACTGTCTGTACATCAGGCCATTTTGCACGGGTCCACGCTCCTCTGATACGATCATTAAGGCTGTTCTTGAGCGATGTTTCTTCCTGAGACAATAAAGCATCAAGTCCAATCGCTGATTGGAATCTACTCTTAAAGTCGCTGTAGGAAATAGTCCTCAATGTTTTACCTTAACTTCGGGGTTTGATTTCTCGAAGTCTTTGACAAATCCTTTATCGCCCCAGCACCCTGGTCGCTCCTGTTGATGCCTTAAATAAGTCGCAGTATCCGTTACCCTTTGTAGGCGAAAGTTTCCTTTGCCTCCCTCGAGGGATTTAGCGGCTCGGCGAGCTTGCTCCTGTCTTTGGGCATAGCCTTTCTTTTCCCGAACTACTGCCTGTTCGTTTGCTTTTCTCATGTAGTAAGCGATTTCCTCCTGGGAGTTTCCACTCCGCTTACCTCCTTTTACGATGATATTAAGACTCATATTTTAAAAAGAAAAAGGGAGCCAGCCTACCCCTAAGCTGGCTCCCCATTTTATGAACACATGAAACAAACAATTACTACTAATTGATTGAAGATTGATTAAACAATAGAACCAAGTGCGCGAGGGTTAGCTACTCGAAGAGTAAGCATGGCCTCGGAGATTGCCCTACGGCCAGCACCGTTGTCGGGAAGGTCGTTTACAGTAATTCCTTCAAGGAACTTAAGGGAAACATTATCATCATCGCTAATCAAGTATGCACGATTTGAATTGATGACTCCTTCAGCGGTGTCTGTGCCTGCGGTAAGTTTACCACCGGAAACATAAGAACCATTACCAGCTACTCCACTAAGTTGGAAAGTATCAGCAGTTTTACCAGCTACTGTGTGAGTTCCGTTTGCGGCAGTATTACCAAGGACTCCACTAATTGTGACTTTATCACCATTAGAGAATCCATGACCAGCAGAGGTTACTACGATTGGGTTGGCGTTAGTCGCTCCTGTGATAGCCTTGGAAATTCCACGACCTCCGTGAAGCATTGGAATGATGTCGATTGAACCGAAATCTGAGATGAAACTAAGTACAGAACGAACCAAGGTCTTTCCGCTCACATCTTGAGTGAAGGAATAAACTGGGTTAGTCGCAATAGCGGCGCGAGTGTAATCGGTGATTGCATTCATTACCGCAGGACCAGCGAAAAGTTTGTACTCTCCTTTAGCTCCACTTGCTTCGTAAACAGATTGAAGAAGTCCACGAAGACCTGATTCTGTCAAGTTTGCGAAGTCTACGCGAGATCCACTTACTGCACGAAATCCTTGTTTAAGGGAAGTATCAAAAGTGTTTCCGGTTGCGGCTGGATCACTCCATTTACCCAACCCACAAAGCAAAGAACCAGCAGAACTAGAACCAGCGGCTTGGTCGGTTGAAGAACCAATAGCAGTCTCGATTGAGCGCTTGAGTTGAATGAGGGATTTTGCTTTTGAAGCGTTATACAATCCGTTTTGACCATTAGGTGCTACATCTACCATCTCGGCTTGGCGAGATACAGAAAAGCGATCCTGAAGGGTTTGGATTCTGTTGCCCAAACGAGCGCGAGAATTTACCAAGTCGCTCATGTCGCTAAGTGAATAGTCAACGCCGTCAACTTGTCCTGAAATGGAGGGATCGGCGAGGCTATCTACGAGCCATTCGTTTAAGGTCGCTTTGGGAGCGGCGGATTGTGGTAAAAAACTAAAAAGCGGAGTTTCTGTAGGCTCCACAGTTTTTAACAGTGATTCTAAGTTTTCTTTAGCGCCTTGAACGCTAGTTACATTATAGGAAGTTGCTAATGCCATTTTGGTATAAGATTTTGAATTTTAATAATAAAGTTTAGTCGCTAAGAAAGGCGGCTAGATCGGTTACCGAGAGATTGCCTTGGCGCTTAATTTGATCTTTCTGTTTCTGTTTCCGAGTATTGGCATTTTCCACCGGTGGTGAGGCGTTGCCTCCATCTGTAGGTGGTGGACTCTTTGGCTTGATCGCTTTCTTTTTAGGTGCGGTCTTTGCCTTTTGATCCGACTTGATTGCCTCAATTCCTCGAACGAGGGTTGCGGCTATAAAGTCACCATTGGGAAGATTTTCCAGGACATGGCCGTATTGGCTTTTAAGTCCTCCGAATAATTCTTTCCGAGCTTCTGCTGATTCATCGTCCTGGTTTAACCAGGGATGTGTAGCGATTGTATCCTGTTGCCATTGAGATTTTTCCTGTAAGTAGTTCTGCCTAGCTGGAATCTTTTCGGTAAGGTACTCGTCTGCCTGGGTAAGGATATTTCGGATGTCATCATCTGAATATTCTTTTCCGTCAACTTCTACGTACGACTTCCCGATATTCTGTAGGGCGAACTTCTTGGCGGCTTGAGCTTCCTTTTGTAACTTTTTCAAGTCTTCAAAGTTCTGAACATTTTCAAGTTCAGGTTGGCCGGTTGCCTGCTCAGTAGGTTGGCTATTGGATTTGAGTGATTCGATCTCGGCTTTAAGTGCATCTGCATTTTCTTCAGCAGACTTAGCCCGTGCAGTTAGTTTATTAACCTGCTTGAGCAGTTTACCTACAGCTTTTGGCGGTTCCTCTTCGGACTCCTCCTCCTCGATCTCTTCATCCTCTTGCTCGGTTTCTTCTTCGGTATCTTCTTCCTCTTCGGAAATAGACTGTGAAAGAACATCTTCTTCTTCCGATGCTTCTGCTTGCTTGGAACTCTCGGGAGTTTCCACGCTTGCCTCATCGTCAGATGCCTTCTGATCACTTTCTACCTGGTCGACAAAAGATGCCGCCAAATCTTCCATGCTCATTGGGCTTTGCGCTTGATTGTCTTCTGCTCCCGTGGATTCAGCCGGAGCCTCGCTAATAACTGTTTCTGCCATAATTTCTCTGCGTTTGAAGAGTTCGCACTCTCTTGTATTGATCTGCGGAGTAAATACACCCCGCCAATGACAATTATATCAGAAAAAAATTAGGATTATTCAGGAAATTTTAAATGCGTTCCAGTTGTCCTGAAACTTTTCATATTTGGCTTTTGATTTAGTATTGTGAGGGTACAAACTTATGCGAATTGCGTTGTCTAAATCCATACATGGAATGATGTACCATGCATTGATTGGTTCGATATAAGCCGCTAAGGTATCGACCTTTGTACAGTCTATTGTCTCTTTTACCTTTTTACCCGAGGCCGAGGTTATCATGTAACGACCCATGCCTTTACCCCTTGTGTCATGCACCAAACTGCCTGTGCCTTTTATCTGTACCCGAAAGGTTCGACCCGCCGAGTTCATAACAATACAATCCTGTGGCAAATAGTCGCCAATGGGCGTGAAAACTTCTAAGCCATTCTTTAGAGCATCTAAGAAAAACTGTTGCTCGTATATGCTACCCGCCCTCTTCATCTTCGCTCTCGAAAATAAAGATATCATCATCAAGCCATTCGTTCAGATCGTTCATGGCAATCTTTGCCATTTCCATGTCATCGATGTCCGACTCTTCGATCCATCGATTCAATAATGCACGATGTTCGTTTTTAAACTGCTGATGTGGGGTCTCTGTCATCTTCCTCATTTTCAATACAACTTATTAGCCTACTTAACCCGGCAATCTCACCCGACAGACGGGCAAGTTTTTGCGGGTTGTCCACATGGTTATAATCCTGGAAATCAATGAGACAGGAGTCCCTCTGTTCCTTGATGAATTTCTTGACGAATTTCCATTCTGTTTGGTCGTTTAAACCAGCAATAGCATCTGATAAATTCATTACATTGAACTAGCTGGTACATTACCAGGCGCGGTCCCTAGCTGACCGATTAGAGCGTTCCTTTGTTGGGCTTGCTGTTGCTCGAGCTGACCAGCATATGTCTGTAGCCTCTTCGCGAAGTTCTCGTCCTCCTGCATCCTTTGTTGGATGTCTGTGGCTGGAATTTCTTGAGTTCCTGCCAGGTATTGTTGCATGAATTGTAAACGAAGTTGGGAATTTGCACCCTGTGGAGCATTGACCACCTGACCACTAAATATTTTTGCGAGATCCGCAGATGTTTCCTTGATCTCCTTGTCGGTTGCCTCTTCAGCAGGTGCAATTAATTGACCGGCAAGGTTTGGATCGATTGCTTCGATTACTTTACGAAGATATACATCGTATCGAGCTTGGCCTTGGCGATCATACTGAGACATTAACTTACCAACTGTGTCCAACTTCTGAAGAACCTTTTCCTCATCCTGGTTCATGCTGTTCCAACTGATATTAAAATCATACAACTCGGCAGTTTCATCCAAGATAAGCTGTGCGCCTTGCTCGTTATTCGTTACCCGAAACCAAACCATTGGTCCCGAATAAGTACGATCCAAGCACCATACACGCTTTAAAACTTCCTTCCAGCCACTCAGCCAACAATTAACCAGGTGCTGTTTTATGGCATTTGCTTCCACCGCATCTTCAGGACCAGTCGCCCGACCGGTTATCTTGTTACAAAGTTGGCGGACTTCCATCTCCACCTGGGTCGATGCTGGTGAATACTTTGGAGTATCCATCCATCCGACTTCATCCCTACGGCGGACAGGAATCTGTGCGCCTGGGCCAATTCGTTCAGGCCTGCGGCCCAAGCTGTAAAGAAATGGAGGCATTGTAGTCATGCTTGCGGCATCACGCCGGGCATCCATCTCGGTCTTGGCCGAAATCTGATAACTCTTCAACAACTCAGGGTATCCCCGAGAGTCCAACAACCGATGGTTTAAATGCTCTCGCGTGATACATACGAATGGATACCGTCCCTCATCATACCCGACAGGTTCATGGAAGCCTGCATCTTCCATTTCGTCCGTCCAACAGGTCTTAATGACGATCGGGCAATCATCCTCATCTAGTTCCTTGCGATAAGTGGTAACTACTCGGATTAAACCCTCATAACTCTGAGTAGAATAATCATTTCCATAGTTAACATTACTATAAGATTCCTCCTCGAAAAAGTCTTTTGCCTTTTCGATAGCTCCATCTATCCACTTGGCATCCCATCCCTCATTTACCTTCTGCTTTAAGGCTTCAGGAGTATAATAATGAATACAATGGATGGAACGGGCGGACTCTAAATCGATAGTATTACTATCCACGATTAATTCACGCCCAAGCTCATACGCTTTTACTGCCGGACGATTAACCACCATCTTTTCGGTAGGTATTTCTGTCTCTCCCGTCTTACGAAGTTCGTTAAGCATCTTCTTAACCCGTCTCTTCTTCAACTTAGGGAACATCGGATAGAACATTTCCTCGACCCCCTCCTTCATCTCGGGGTCTTGAATAGCCATTGCCAGTTCGGGCGATTGCTGGGCAATTTCTTCCAAACTTAATGGTTCAAACTTACGAGTCTTTTCCTGTTTCCAGTAAGTACCAAAGAAAGTCAGTCCATTCTGTAATAAATAATTAGCTCCGATGGCTGACTCCCTCATCAGTTCATCCATCGTACCCATTCGCCATTTCAAAAATTCACTTACCAACTTGGCAGATGCTATGTCTCCGCTCTCCACAGGCGCGGCCACCAGGTTTGCCTGTGTGAGGGCCTGCGTGAGAGTCGCGACATCCCCATCGATCAATGGGTTTATAACATTGGGGTCCAAGTCGGATGCCCCAGGGAAGGGAAAGGCATCAGGTCCACTCTTCTTGCCATCTCCTGTCTTGCCTGCCCATTCGTTAAATCGAACCTCCCGAGCATCCTCTGCCTTGTCCATCCATGACGATAGATTTGCTTTTGCCCGTTCAAATTCATGCTTTAATTCATCAACATCGGGCTTTTCTTCGTATAATTGTACTTCGTTTTCCATTTTTCTAAACTTTCTAGTTTAACATTTTATTTCTTAATTTATCCAAGGCCTGTTGCTCGATTCGTTGGAGCGATGTAAACCCTATCCCCACAAATTCCGAAATCTCCTGTAGAGTTAATGGTTCAGGCTCCTCACCGCTGGCTAAAGATTCAATCCCCCGCTCGATAACCATCTCCCGAAGCATCATATCGAGCCTCCGATCCTTATCTTCCAAAGTCTCACACCAATCGGTACAATTCTTCATTGCCTTCCACCTTCTTGACTAAAACCATGCTTTTTGGCCGGTGGTTATCCTGTGGCCTCTTCACGCAAACACCAATGCCTTCACGATCCTTAAAGTATATACGCATTAATCGAGGATTGGGGACTGGTCCAAGCACCCTAGCCTCCTCGTATTTAGGTAATTCAGGTATAACCTCTTCCTCCTTGGGCTGTGGGGGAGGCTCAGAGGGCTTCATTTCCTCCTTGTATACCTTTTGTACTGTTGCCCGACTGAAGCCCACCAGCTTCGCTACTTCAGGCCATGTATTCCCAGTCTCCCGAAGCCTAATAATTTCCTTACGATGCCGAGGCATCACCTTTTTAGATTTCATAATTTAATAACTCCCCCCGCCTGTTGCTAAAAAACTGTCCTCATCATGGTACTCGAAATTCCCGATGGAAAAATACCTGGCACAGTCCACAAAATCTTTAGGGGCAGACTTTAAATCCCCAGGTATATATGCCTGCATACAGCTAATTAAATTCTGACATTCATCCGAGAACATCAATCTAGGCTTGTTATCCAAATCCATTGGCCTGTCCCGATCCCATGCCAGTAAATTGTTGATTGCCTGTAAGCCCGTCTCGATATCCAAAGCCTCAGCAGGTTCAACTATGATATCTTCATCCGATAAATCATCTATGATATTAGAACTTCCTTCCGACTTCTGATAACTTGCCGCTCCTAACCGAGGGTCGATGATTCGTACAACCTCATTATCCCCACAAATCTTTTCCATCCTCCTAATCTCATCCGCATAATCCTTCAGTCCATACCCATTCGGTTGGGCGGCCTCGCCGGCAGACAGCTTGTCCTTAGTCAGGTCAATCCATCCACCCCATGTGTCAAAATCAGGAAACTCCTTAACCGCCCAGGCGACTCCATGCGGATCGATTGCAAATAATACCATCGTCCAAGGCTTTGCTCCAGCAGGGTCAATGCTCAGAACGAAGTTTGCATCCTCAAAGTCAGGTAACTTTTCTGCCTGTACGAAATTCTTGTCCGTAAGATTAGGAAATATTGCCCGACTTTGACGAACAGGCACTCCATAAGCACGACAAAGAATAGTTTCCCTCTTTTCCCCCTCTAGTTGGTTCTTCATTGCTTCCCATCCGCCAAAGGGGTTGGCCGCTGTATGGAAATACACCACAGAACTGGCTTTGCGGATGGGCTGTTGGACGAGGGGGACCTCTTCGCCGTCTAGGAGGTCAGCCTTTGCCGATTCGACTGTTCTCGCTCCTGTGAGCATCGATTTGACTACCGAGTTCCAGCCGTCTACGGCGGTGAAGGAAATTATGCCCTTAGAGTTTCTTGTGACTGTCCGAAAACGAAGTGTATTTACCCAAGACATGGGTACGAGTTCATCTGCCCAGTAGCCGATGTTATGTGTTCCATTAACAGGGTCTTGAGGTGAACCGATTTCTCCACCTTCGATAGTGGTTATATCCTGTTGCCAAAACCTAAAGATGCATTGGCTTCCATTGTTTAGCGTAAACTTAGATGCTGTGAAGCCATTACGAAGTGAATACATGACATATCCAACCTTACCCCTACCAAGGCTTTTCAGTTCTTTTGGAAGAGCGTTATATATAAGAGCCTGCTGAAATTGGATCGAATTTGCCGAGGTTTCTGTTAAGCACCAAATAATCGTACCTGGGTTCTCAACGAGGGACTGGACTACACGCTTGGCCGCCCAAAAACTCTTTCCAGCTCTATTACCCCCCATAACGAGGATTTCCGAATGTGTCCTTAATTCTTTATCTGCTCGCTTCCAGGTATCCAGTTCAAAGCCATGCCGATATGGATCATCCTTTTCCTGTGCTATCGCTTCCTCCCGCTTCTCCCAATATGCGAGGATCTTCTCAGGAGTCATCCTCAGCATCTCTGCCTTACTGAGAGGCGGGATGGCGGGATGCGGTGACCAGTTGAGAGGCATGGGCTAATGATAACAGATTATCGATAGTAGGTCACCTCGGGTGGGGCAATTTGTCAGAATT